ATTTCATTTTTTAGGTTCTTTTGTCCTTGCGCTATGTTTTCCATTACCATTGCTAACTTTTACAAAAGCTTCCTTTCCATAAAAGGCGGCTACAATTGCAGCAACTGAAACAAAATAAGTTGGAGCAATATCGCTTAAGACTTGTGCAGCGGTTGTTAAACCGCATATGTCTGTACCAATAATAGACGCCGGATAAAGTAACATTCCAAACAAAGCAAACCATGCCATGTTTCTTTGAGCATCCTGCCTTTTATCATCATTTTCCATATCGCTGCGGAGATCATCCAACTCCAGCATTCTTCTTTCCATATCCAACTCCTCATCCGTTACCACTCCATCGCCGTCCATATCGTATTTGTCAAATTCACTGTTTTTCTGTAATTTTTTCTGTACCATATTTTCCTCTAAAGAGCTTAAGATATGATACTATTTATACTATATATGAGGCTCAGTATGACCGTGAAGGTCTTCTATTTTCATGTTATCGGTGTGGCACTTATTGTGCATAATGTTTTTGCTAATTAATAAAGTAAATCTCATCACTATCAATAGACTAATTACTAAGCATGTTAGCATTAGTGCCATAATAAGATACATCATTTTAGTGCTTCGTAAATTTCACTCCAGTTTTCATATCGTGGAAAGTTTGTCACATGTTTATTATGACCATGAGCAATAAGACATGGATTCAATCCGTATTTTTCTCCACACTCAGCATTTTGCCATTTATCTTCTACCCAAAAATATCCACTATCCTTATATATTGGTAAGCTTAATACGTCATCTTTATCAGATCCTGTATCTAAAAAATGAAACTTACTAAAAACATATTTGCCAAATAGATTTTGCAAATTCCATATACGCAAGTCTTGTGCGTTTTGGCTTTTAGTTAAAGATGTGATCGCTATAAAAGTAAATCCTAACTCTTCATGTATTTTTTTAACATATTTTACAGCATCTCTTAATGGTGCTAAGTAACCAATATCTGCATTTTCATTGAACATCTTAACCAGATGTTTCTTCTTTTCTGTACTTAATCCATATTTCTCCGCAATATCATAAGTGAGATCCCAATCACCTTTCATTTCATAACCATGACGAATCATCCAATGGTGAAATCCTTGCTCCCAATTAAGAAGCACCCCATCACAGTCGGTTAGTATTATTTTTTCGAAACGTTTCACATTCCACCTCGTTTTTGTGTTAAGTTCCAGAACTGTTTTTGTTTATAAAGCTCTATTGTTCTTAATAATTTTTTAGTCCAATTATCACGATGTTCGATAAAGACTAAAGGTTCATCATTATCTACATCCATAATTGTGACTAAGTTAGGACAAGGCATACCTGTTCTTTCTTCCCACATGATTGCGTATGCAGATTCTTGAATAAAATAATTTTCAATCCATTTTTTATATTTCTTTTTAGCTGAGGTTTTAAAATCTATAATTGATGGAACACCATCAAACATTCCAACACAGTCAACTCTTCCTGCAACTCCTAAGTACTTGCTATATAATGGCGCTTCAAGCGCATAGATAACTGAAATTCTTTTATCAAGAATTGGTTTTAAATTTTTAAGAGATTGGACAATGTGAGGTTGAAACATACTAAAATTTAAATCTTCATTACTCAAATATCGTTCGATAATATTATGTACAGCAGTACCGCGATTGCTAGCTCTATAGCTAATCTTGTTCGCCTCATCTTCGCCGACTCGTGCTCGCCATGCGGCGATGGAGTCCTCACTAAGAATCTTAAGAACGGTTGTAACACTCGGGTATTTACCATCTGGAGTATCATAAACTCTCCCTGTCGTACTAGTATCGGCACTTAGATCATCATAACCTAAGTCTATTTTTTCATGAAGAAATTTCAAATTCGTATTCCTATTGGTATCATAAATTCAAATCCATTTCCACTTGCTAATAAGCACACCTTTGTAGGATGCACATTTGGCAATTGAGTATTTTGTAAAGCAATTGTATATGTGTTTTTAGTTTCATTTGTGAATATCATTACTAATGCATACGGACCATGTTGTTGTGAAGGAGATGTGAATATAAGTTTTTCTTTTGCAGCTTTTATAGTATCACTAAAAAGTTGCAATGGCATACATAAATTATAAAATATGCCAACCTGTGGCATTTCTCCTTCACTTTTTTCTAATTCTTCTGAAAACGGCGGTGGATCTTTACCTAAATCTTGCGCCGCTACAGGTGTACATCCTATTAATAAAAGAAATAGGACACTACTCGTTAATTTCAAAATGTGGTGCATCTATAAAAGGCCTCCGTCCTTCGGCGCGACGAGTATCTACATAATCATTCATCGCGTCTTCCATTGTGCCATCCCATTCTCGGATGTCGGCAATATGCCATGCTGCGCCCCAACGAATTGGCACACCCATATCATCGGCTGCCCATTTCATAGCATCAGCAATTTCATCATAAACGTTAAGTTCCCAACTACCTCTTCCGCTAACGTAGGCCATCAGATCAACTGCTTGACCATCAAGGTGCTTTGACTTCATTGTTTGGGAAGCACCTGATTCAAACAACTTCTTTTGTTCTTCAAGAGTTCTTAGTCCTTGAATAACTCCAAAATCAATTGTTGTTTCTTCTATTGCAAGTTTGACTACGTCTACAAGACGTTCATCAACTCCTTCTAATCGATCTAAAGATCTTTTTGATAATTTAAAAGCCATAGTTCCTCCTAAGATATTTTTAACATTTCTTTTGTCATAATATAATCTCTGACGAAATCTGACCTCACAATATCGTCCCAACCAAAGTTTATCACCGTAAAATTCTTTAGCTGCTCTACAATCGCCATAAACTTCATAATCCCGTTTTTCTCATCATCATATTTGAAGTCGGTTTGTAGATAATCTCCACAGAATATGATTCTGCAATTTTTTCCTATTCTAGTAATAATGGAATCAAGTTCATGAAAATTTAAATTTTGCATTTCATCTACTAAAATTACACTATTGTCATAAGTAACACCTCTCATAAATGAGGTAGATTCAAAAATTAATTGATTAGCATTTGTCATTTTATTAAATGCTGCATAATCGCCAAAAAGCTCCGATGCAATAGATCGATACGGAGCTGTATAACTATCTATCTTTTCTTCATAAGTACCGGGTAAGAAACCAATCTCTCTTACAGGCACTACTGATCTAATGATAACCATTTGATCATATCGTTTTTCTTTATCTAAAGTTTCTTCTAAACCTAAGTACATTCCTAAAAAAGTTTTACCAGTACCTGCTGAACCAGTTAAAACTAAATGATCTCCTTCATCCCATGCTGTTGTTGCATATTCTTGGTTTTTAGTTAATGCTTGAAATTCATTAAGATCATCTAACTTAACGGTCATAGAATTATTTCTAGGCGTTTCATTATTTTTTGTTTTTCTACCCATTATACGTCTATCGTATTTCCGCGACCAGATCCAGCTTTTATTCTTTTTAAATGATCCTTCCAACCGTCAGATGTTTTCGAATTAGGGTGTGTATTTCCAACACCTCCTAGAATAGCTGGAAACTTAGGAACTTGAACCAAATCTTTATCCTTTAATAAAGTTTGTAATTCATCATAGGAACATTGAACGTCCCATTCGTCTGATCCATTTTTTGTTTTAACTGTGTAAGTTGGCACCACTATATCCCTTCCACCATGTTGGAGCTTCCCTTCCCCATTGCCATTCAGCGAAAGGTTTAGCTTCGTGATAATAATTTCTATAAGCCTGTACAGCATCACCCTCCACCATACAATCTGGATAAGCTTTCATAGCTTGAGCAAATTCTGTCCTAGGACCGTCTGTGATATTTATAGGTAAGTTAGCTAAGGCGTCAATAAGAAGTTCAATAGTAGAATGTTTTTTATTTCTACGATATTCGAATTCTTTGCCTAAAGCTGAGAAATGATAAAAATGCCACCTGTAATTTTGTGCTGATTCCATAGTCCATGTAGTACACGGGTGATGCATGTGAACGGCTTTATATAAAGTGTTTTCCATATATTGATCATCTAGAATCCAATGCTTCACCATTGTTTTACCAGACTTCGATGGCCTCTTTTCTAATTTACCGTCTAACATGCGATGAGCAGTAGAAAGCATTTGCGCACTTTCCACAACCATTTTGGGGATATGCTTATCGCACATCATCATTGCTGCTTTTGCAGGATCTTTGTCAAGCACAAATATATTCATAATAAGTCTCACTTTCTATAATAATATTATACCACATTCATAACAAAAAGTACACCATTTTATGAAGCAAATTTCATAGAATTTTCTCCGTTAAGATATGCTAATGCGTATTCTTTCTTTATTAAGATTTTTTTAGCCAAATCCACTTTGCCTTTCTTTTTTAACCTAAGAGCATAATGTTCTAAATCTTTCACGTCTTTTTCTAATCTTTCGGCTTGTGTCATTTTTGTATCTCCTATAGAAAGTAAAAACCGCATAGCTCTCCGAAGAAAGATATACGGCTTGGATTGATTTGAGGTTTGATACATCAATTAGTATTTACGCTTCTACTGTCATCTTTTAAAAGACCAGGGAAAGCTTGTTCAACAATAGGTCTTGATAGCCCTTTTGGTATGACTTTCCTAACCATGTTGGAAACTAATTCTGCATCTTTTGGATGGACGCCTTCGAGTATTCCTAAGAATATTCGTTCACGTTTATACGCAGGCATGTGGTCTCCTTGACCACCTTTAACGAAATAAATAAATTTTTGGTTTTCACGCTGCAGATTTGCAGGATGACTTTCTTCCGGTGCGGGCGTATATGGTGCATCACCTTGAGGCAAATTCCATTCTACTGATTCATCAATTGAGCCACGAATAATATCCTTCAAAGCCCATGATTCATTTTCTTTTAATATTCTAATCTTATCTTCCTTCGATCGTTTTTTATTCATCGAATCAAGAGTTTCCCAGACAGACATAACCATAATTATATGAACTCCTCCACTTTTTCTAATAACAATTTAAGTCTCTTACCAACAAGATATGGAAACACCTTACCTTTATTGGACCACGGACTCTGGCTGTTAAATTTATTTATAATTTCAGATTTTACACGATCAGGCGATTCGGTCAAATCTATAACTTTTTTATTTCTTATATAATTTCTATATACAGATTCTCCAAGAGCTTGTGGATCTTCTGCTAATAGTTGTTTCTTTTTATAAGAAAGCGGTGTCTGACGGCGTTCCTCGACAAGACACTTGTCGTCGGAAAGGACATTCGGAACGCCGTCAGACGTGTCACCAGAAAGGATTAGGTTCATGAGTTGAACTCTAGGATTATCCTCTTTGATGAATTTCTTTGTCATAGGTGAGAATTGTTTTACATTATCTAGCACCTGCAACTGAGCAAAATCCTTATCGGCGGAGACTATCATTATTGGTTCATATTGACCAAACTCTTGTGTGTTATAACACAATTGAGCAATGATATCATCCGCCTCACACCCTTCAATATGAAGGACTTTATAAGGAAAGTTTTCTTTTATCTCTTCTCTTACAAGAGAGATAACACGAAAGATTTCATTCCAATCTAAACTGGATTCATCTCTTCCTTTTTTACGATTAGCTTTATACTCAGGATAAACAGACTTTCGCCAGTTTCCTCCAGCATCAGAACAAATAACCATATCTCCATATTCTTCTCCAAACTTTTGACGATACATTCTTATTGTGTTTAAGATCATGTGTCGTATTAAGTTTTCTTGAATATCTAATTTTTGCACCATAATAGATGCAATAGAGATTGCGTTATAGTCAAGTAAAATCATTATGAGATCCGTTGATAGGTTATTTTGGAATGAGAGATTTCAAGTTGGTCACATAATTCCATAATGTAATGTTTGTTATGTGATGAGAATTCACATAGATGATTTCCGCCGGCGGGATCGTTTGTTTGAAATTTTGATAAGACACAGCCGTGGGTGGTTGCGAATTGTTTGATTAAAGATTTAGATGTATTGTAGTTGATGTTAGTTGAGATTTTGTACATAATATAGAGTCCTTTCCATTAATATAGCTTTATTATACCACAGTACGAATGGTTTGTAAACCATAAAATGCATTTTTTTTCACTTTTTTATATGTCTTGAATGTATCTTGCATCCAATGAATTCATTAAAATATTCGTCACTCAAAAGAACATCTTTTTCAAATTGAAGTTTTGCTTCATAGTAAGACATTTCTCCTTTAGTCTTACAAAGACGGAGGATTTCTCTTCTAAAATGCTTGGTACTGCGTTCTTCCACCAATTCACATAACTTAGTTGATGAACCGAAGTATTCTCTCCAGTCAGATTCTGCACGCGAATGTACTCTTCTCTTACGCGTCTTAGTGACGGGGAGTGTTTTACGTCTCCAGAAATTCTTCTTTCCAATGTACTTTTTACCTGTATCAATTTCTGTTATTTGATAAACAAATCCTTGATATTCTTCAGGAGTTTCTTCAAGCGTTTCGTTATTATATAACCACATAAGGTTATATATCTACGTTTACGAACCGTCCGAGTCCATTTCTCCTGATGTGGCATCGCTTCCGCACAACGGACAATAAGAAGGCTCAAACTCATCTTCACCCTTTACTTGAACTTTTATTTCTGCATCACAATCCATGCATTCTATCCAATACCAAACCACTACTGTATCTCACAAAAGCCAGCAGAGCATGCTAGCTCTTGGGCGCCGACAGTCATATCTGATTTTTCATACTCAGATAGAGCTGCCCAATTAACTTCTTTTGGCATTTTACTAAGCATTTCGGTATACTCCTTTTTATCGCAATCCTGATAAGGTGCTTGTTTATAAGAATGATCGCTAAATGGCAAGAACGAAACACCGCTCATCCATTTAAAGTTTTCAAAAACCCATGCTCCAACTTCCATCCACTCACTTTCTTTAACGGTAATAGTAACAGATGGTTTATGTTCGCACCAATGTTTTTGATACATTAACCAAATTTCCAATTGTTCAATAGCCGACATATCTTTTCTAAAAACTGCAGATGCATCAACTTTCATTGGAAACGAAAAAACAGACGTATGGCTTGGATTCATTACGTCGTCTTCGATAGGAAATCCTGAATTAGCCATAAACTGAGTAAGAGGATCTTTTTTGTCACCTCGTACTGTCCTGATATAATAAGGATTATGACGAGCGTGGATACCACTAGCAGCATCGACAAGTTGAGATACAGTACCAGAAGGCTTAACACACGTAATAGCTGCAGACTGTGGAATACCAATTTTTTTAGCCCACTCTTCATTCGTCTTAATTGCATGTGCTTTTAATTTTTCTAAAAGTTTTTGTAGTCCATCTTTCTTGCCATTAGTAAATTCACAATCCATAATACCAGTTAATGATACACCAAGAAGTCTTTCTTCTTCGCAATTAGCTTTCCAATGTTTTGACACATATTTGAAATTTGTAAGAGTTGATTGTAAAGTACCAAGGATCGCAGCAAGTTCTACTTTTTTCATAAGAGTTTTTTCTGTATCAGATGCTCTTACTACTACCTCACTTAAATTACAGAATTCTCTATCTCTTAAAATAATTTCTGAACATGGGTTTGTTCCATATTCGTATCCTTCAGTTTTTCTTCTACCATTTCTTTCTGCTTGCTCTGTAGCAGATTGACGATTGAATATTCCTCTTTCTCCTGATTTAGAATCATACAAAGATTTCCATTCATCCATAAAGATTCCCATATCAGGCTTTTCAGTATATGCGGCTGAATTATTTGCAAGAGCTCTTTGACCATTATCTTGCCACCATTGACCTGCTTTTGCATGTCTCATTCTATCATCGCTTAGATTAGAAAGAGAAATAAGAGCAGATCTTCTTACGCCTCCAACAACAACAATTTCTGCAATCTTACAAACAATATCATGACACTCAACAGAATTAAGTTTACGCCCTGCAGCACCACTAAAAGTTTCTACGGTGAATTGAAATAATCTTTCAAGAGGCTCAGGACCTGATGCTCTACCACCAAACGTTTTAAGAGGAGTACCTGCTGCTCTTACTTTTGATAAGTCCCATGTAGGTATTTGTCCTTGATATAGCATAGCAACAATTTCTTTAAATGCTTTAGCCCAACCAAGTTTACTATCTGCAACTACAACCGTTGTTTCTGTTTCAAAGAACTCCTCAGCTACTGAAGGAAGTTGACTTACAAATTGACGCTCAACAGAAAATCCAACACCTGTTCCATTCATTAGAACGTACAAAATTTCATCAAACGCTTGAACACGATTTATAGCTACATATGAACAATTATATCCTGCAATATTTTCTCGCTTAAGAGCTTCGCCCGCAGTCATAAGACAACGCATTGAAGGCATAACACCAATGCTTAGTACGTTTTCTTCCAGTTCATTTCTAATATCTTTAGGGATTTTGAAATCGTGCATTTCTTTGACATGCTCATCAAAAAAGTCAAAATATCGTCCAACCGTTTCAGACCACGTTTCTCTCCGTCCTTCTTCTGGTAACCATCTTGAATAACGGGATAAATGAATAAACTCTTGGTATAGTGTAGGTAGCTGATTTTTCGACATACGTTTCCTCCTGCGTCCTATGTCATTTTTTCGTTAAGACGCCTAAATGTAATTGTTTAGATATATTATACTATAGTTTGCTGTAAAAGTAAAGGACTATTTTGATTTTCCTCGAGCTTTTTCGACTGCTCTTGAACCAAACCAAAATGAGATTATAGCTGCGAAGATAGCTTTAGTCTCATCATCCCATAATAACTTAATAGCATCACTGAATTCAACGCCTCTTGTAATTGCATCTTGCAACAATGTAATTTCAATTGCTGCGAACAATCCGAAGAATGCATAAGTTATCACAGGCCTTACAGACTTTTGTAAACCTGACATAAAGCCGGTTCCTTTGGATATAGCAATGTCATGATCCATAAGACGCTGGTGTTCTTTATCAGCTCCCATAGTATCATACATTTTAAGATCAAAATCCATGCCCTGCTTTTTTAGCTCAGCCATCATTTTCATCTTATCAAGCTCGTGCTTACGCTCATCCTTTCCTTTAAAAATGTCAGTTACTGCAGGAACTGCAGAACCGGCAAATCCTATTAAAGACCCTAATATCGATAACATAATTTAATTCCTTTTAATTTTTCCCATAACCCAGGTTTGTATTTTTTTCATATATGTCGGCTGTGGAACATTCCACCCTACAAATGCACCGACCACAATTGCGATCCAGTGAGTTGTTAACCAAGTTAACAATGCTGCCATTTATTTTTCCTCCATGTGTGCTCTAAAACGTTTTAAGAGTCTTGGTTGTGATTGATCTTTTAATCTTCTATCGACTGCCACCATTTCCTCATAACCCGGATAAAGTGGCTTTTTCTTTTTTTTCTTTTTAACGACTACAATACCATCATCACCTGCACCCGCCACAGAGGTTGTATTAGTTGCTGGTATTTCTTCTTTAATTCTTTTCATGGCTTTATTTATAAAGTTCGCTGATTGTACAGTAAACTTTTTGGTTGGTTGCTTCGTGAGTAAGCTCATAAACATCTATTCCAAAAACTTCACCTTTTGGATAGGCGTTAGGCTCAGCGATAAGAGTATCTTTAGCATTTACCATAGGCTCATATGAAGATGCTAATATAGTATCATTACAAATTTTATATCGCCCAGGAGTAAGCATCTTATCGTCTAATAAAAACCACTGTGAACCTTCTGATAAAAAATCAAGAGGCTCAAGTCCTACTTCTTCAGTGATCTTAAGTAGACCATCTTCTCTTATTTTATAGTTATCTTTTAAAAGTAATAAGGCTGCAATATACGATCCAATTCGAGTTTTACCTCCTGGAGCCATGCCAATGAATCGTTTAACGCTAAATACAAGACGGTGAAATGGTGTATAAGCAGATTTCATATCATTGCCGGCAACTTTTACCTTTTTATCTCGTTTACCGTTTTCATCAATAATTCCAAGTTCAAAGGCTTTCATCTTATTCCAAGGAGTCACCAGTAATTTTAAAAAACGAAAAGTATAAACAAGGTCAGCTGCTCTTGTTAGAATTCCTTCTTTTAATTCTGCCATCATAGTACTCTCAACTTTTTTACAACAATTTTATCCATGTTTATATTTGTAAACTCATCGTTCTTAATATATTTTAAATATAATAAAAATGGTTTTACAACTGGCCAATGCCTTCCTTCAAGTTTTAACCCTAAAATTTTCACGCCTGCTTCAATACCAAAGACATTAAAAACCACAATTAAGTGATTCATAATTAAGCGTTCAGAAAGTTCTCCACTGTCAAGGTATCGATTAACTAAACGCTTAATATATTTAAATTTTTTTAAATCTTCTTCAAACTCATCAGAGCTTGCACCTAAAGGATTATAGTAATTTTTTGCTGCATAAAGAAGAAGATTTTTCTCAGTTAACTCATCAAACATAATTTAGCTTTCAATAAAGATTATATTATACCTTTATCTATTAACTAAGTAAATGCTCCTCGAGTTCCTTTGCCATTGAAGCTTTGCTCTTACGAGTATTAAGCTCAATGTTATGTTGTCTTCCTAAAGCTTCAAGTTCAGATTTACTATAATCTTCTAATCCTTGATGATTTGCAGGAGCCTCATTAAGCATTTGTGGTGCTGGCTCTGATTCTACGACGAAATCACTTGTATTCAAATATGCATCAACATCTTCTTGTGCAATTTTTTGTGATTTAAGTAATTCGCCTTTTGGGCTGACCCATCCTCTTACAGTAGGAATCGCGTCTTTTGCCCATCCCGGTGGTGCAATATTCATATTTTAGTTCTCCTTTTTCTTTTTAAGTGGATTTCTATCACCCATATTTGCAACTCTTCCTGCAGTAGGTGATGGTTTTACTTTATCCGCACTATCTTGTTTATCCTTCCCAGGATAATCGACAGTAGGACCTTCGTGGTCTTTCCTCATTTTTTTAGCAGTGTTGCTATCTTTAGAATCTTGAGGTTCGGCTGGTGCTGCACCTTTGGTATGCGCATCAGCTTCATTTACTTCTTCTTTAAATTTAAGTTTAAGTTTACCAGATTTAATTTTCTTCAAACTACCAACTACTTTCATGATAAGTGCAGGCTTAACACCATGATATGTCAACGCCATATTAATATCGCCCCACTTATAAGTTTCATTATTATCTTCAACTAGCATATCTTCTTTATCATGATTTACATTATCATCAAGACCTGCCTTCTTTCTTTGAGCGGCTGTTCTTGCATCTTTCTCAGCTTTAGCAGTTTTTCTATTTGCATATGAAGGAACTTTACCTTCAAGAGCTTCTTCAACATCGTAAGATTTACCAGCAAAAGTAAACTTCTTATCACCGTTTTCTTTCGCCTTTTTAGCAGCAGCTATAAATCCGCGCTTACCTTCTTCTTGCTCATCATCATCTTCTTTATCGTCTTCGTCGTCAGAAGATTTAGAAATAGCTTTTCTTTTCTTATGAAGATACTCGTCAGAATCGTCTGTATCACCATCATTATCGATGTCTTTATCTTTACGATCTTTAAACTTTTTCTTGACAGCCTTTGGATCTACTTTATCCATTCCATCGCCGTCATCAGATTTATCATTTGATGCATCTTCTTCGGCTGACTTTTTACTTTTTTCATTGATGCCTAGGACTTCCAAGTATGCTCGTCCTATGCTCTTTATATTTTCGGTTTTGAACATAATTGACTCCTTTATTAAAACCAGTTAAAAATTTGGCCTGCAATAGCAGCCGATGCGGCTGCAACTACAATCCAAAATAGCTTATGAATAGTCGCAGTTGTTTGCGTATTCTGGATGACTTTTTCTTCAATATCATCCAATTTCACAGATAATTTGTTTATCCTATCATACATCTTATCGTGATCTGTTGACAGATTCGTAATCTTCTCCTCTGCTCGTGCCATAGTAATCATCACTTCTGACAGTCTATCTATTTTTTCCTCAATACGATCTAATCGCTGAGCTTGTGTAGTGCGTGGTGTTGTTACCATTTTTTGTGTTCCCATTAATTAAAACTTTCTAGTTGTCTACTTTAGCGCTTGCTCTCCATTGATAACATGACCAATATCTCGCTTTCCACTTAGGCCCTGGATTATCGCAATTATGACGAGCTCTAAAAGATTTACGACGCGCTGGATCATCTCTTTTAATGCTTAGATTTGGATCTCCAAACCTTACCACTACTACCTTACCTTTTGGTCCCATAACATATACTTTAAACTTTTTATTCTTGTTTTCGGATGTTCGAATAGGATCGTTTAATGTAACCTTTCTTCCTTCATGCTCAGCTTCGGTTAGTTCTAAATCACCATAGAGTTGTTCATCACACTTTTCACATATCTTATCGATAATGTTTTCTCGAATGCTTTTAACTGTTTTATCAGCCGAATTCATGTCCTGCAACTCTTTTCATTTGTTTGTTAAATTCAGCCTGTGAAGGCTTATCTTTATATAATTTTATAGAGATCTCAGGTCTTTCTTTACCTTTGATTCTCCAGTTATAGCCTTTTTTTTTATGCTCATCACTCGTGGTTTTAACTACTCTACGTTTATAACCTGCTTCCCATGTTTCTGATTTTTTTTCATCTACTTCAACTTCTTCTTTTCTAGTCTTTTTTGAAAGTTTAGCTTTGGCCATCATCTGACCGCCTCGTCTATTCAATCCTTTGTCTCTAACTGCAGAAGCGGCATACTTTTTCGATAACCAATCACCATAGTTTTTACCTTGTGGAGGACCAGCATCCTTATGCATCTGATCAGCCTTTTTCATTAATTCTTTTTCAGACTTTTTAGATTTTTTCAAATAACGCTTCATAGTATTTTTAGAAAGCTCATTAACTCCTTCGCCGCGAGCACTGTCAAAGTCTTTTTTAGTAGGTGCACCTTTTGACCCTGGCTTTCGCATAGGTCTACCTTCTTTTCTCTTCTTATGTATATTGGCCCATAGACCATTACCTTCTAAAAAATGCTTGAACTTTATCATTTCTTCTTCTCTTTCGCTAGCATCGCAGCAATCTTCATAAGCGTTTGCTTATCCTTGTCAGATATAGATGCAAGTTGTTTATCTCTTGCGATCTTTTCTAGAGACTTGGCATATGCAGCAGTAGATTCTCTTTGACCTTGTCCGGGAGTTTCATCTTCATATTTTTTTCTCAAGGCTGTAGTTCCAAATAATCCGGCACCGCCTTCTTCATTGACATCATCAGCAATAGGAAGATCACCTTGTTTTCCAGACTTACCAGCTTTCTTTGCCATCTTAATAGCCTGATCAAGCACTGATAATTTTTCGTATGGAACCTGTATGTATCTTCCGATCTTACCAAAATTGAATTGAAATCCTAACTTACCTTTGCCCATTGCAAATCGAGTAACATGTATGCCACCCTTGTTAAAAATGTCTGTTGCTTCATCTACTTTTACTTCTTCTTGCATATCAAATCTATCAAAGACCATTCCTTCGCGATCTCTCCAAGTATTACTATATCCATCTGGATATTCTTCGGCAATTGATTCTTTGTTAGTTTTTGCCCATTGTTTTTTGTACTTAGGAGTTTGTCTTTCAGGATATTTTTTCTTGGTTTTAGGATCTACTTCATCGGGGTGTCCTGTCTTAACAGCATATGCTATTCCAGTAGGACCATAAGCTTTGCCTTCATCCACTTCAGCTTCTTTGTCTTTCATATTTCCAAAAGATTTTTTAAATTTTTTAATTGCTGTTTTACCAGCTTTGCCTGTTCCGGGTTTAACCTTTGTAGGTTTTTTGCCTGTTCTTTTCATCCATTCATCTGGAGTTTCTTTTTTCTTTTCTTCAACAGATTCTTTTGATCCTGCCCAAAAATATGTCTTAGGATCAATTCCTAATCTTTTCATAGCCTTTTTGATAACTGGTCGTGCATCACCTTTTGGCTTTTTCTTTCCTGCAACATATATATCGTCATATAGTTCATCATCTCCTATAAATGCTCCGATAACTTCAATAGCATCATCACCTTCGTTTCCTAAGATAATAGGTTTCATCATTGCCTTTTTAAACATAGCTGCAACTTTTTTATCACTTGGCAAATGCCACGTTCCTTCTTCAACGTCTGCTCTTTTTCTCTTAATAGCATTACGTTTTTCCTGCTCAGTAGCACCCGGTTTGTAATCTCGATTCGTAAAATCGGTCATACTTTCACGTAGTTTGAAGAAATCTCTCATGTTTAGCCCCTTACTTTTGCTGCTAAGTCTTTATCGGCCTTACCCCAAGTACCGCTTGACTTTGTTATGAATGAATTAACGCGAGCAAGTCCCCACTGTTGTGGTGTGGTTCCGGGACGATGTCCACCTTTCCACGCTGCTACGCCTCTGTTATAAACTTTTTTTAAGATGCCGGGTGGCATGCCAGACTTTTCAGCTTTCTTCTTAATAGCTGCATCGGCTGATTCACCAAACATAGCTTTAAATTTTTTAGTATGTTTAGAAGGTTTGGTTTCTGCAGACGCATCGCCCGGTGCTTGCTTATATGCTGAAGGATCATCATCAGCTTTATCTGCATTCTTTTTAAAATGCGTATCTCTTTTAGATTTTGTTGATTTTGTTTTAATGCCTTTATGGTAGGCTGCAGGCTGTGTTCCATCTTTATCTTTAATGTCAGGATCTTGAGGAGAAGATTTTTCAACTATAACATCTTCTAGCCAGCTTCTGAATTTCATACCTTCACTCTCCACGATTACATAATTAGATCCAAGATGTGCAATGACACCTTTCTTATTTTTTGATTTGATAATAACTTCATCACCTTCTGTAAAAAGGCTTCCACTAACATACTCTTCTCTTACATCAGATTTTTTTCCTAAATCTAAATGATGGTGAAATTCTGTTTGTTCTTTAAGGCCTAATCCAGCACGTACTGCATTAAATAATTTTTTGGCGTCTGCATTAGAGAATTGTTTTGGCAATCCTTGAGAAAATGTTGCAAAGTTATTATCCTTTGCAGCTTCTCTTTGCTTAGTTGCTGATGCGCCTTCTGCGCCATCAGAATCAGGATCCCTTTCTCCTGCAGACACCACATTAATTGACTCGAAGTTATAATCTTTTTTATTATATTTTTGCAATACTGTATCAAATTGTGTTACTCTATCTGAGCCTACAATCATGACTATTTTTTTGAATCCTTCTTTTTCTAAAGACTGAGCAGCTTCAATAAATGTTTTAACTTTTTTGTTAATAACAATATTTCGTGCGTGCTTTGGAAACATTTTTCTAGCAAACTTTACCTTGTCTGTATAAGACAATGGATTTTTCTTTTTATCTTGCGACTGAGATAAAAATACTCGAACTGTATTTTTTCCCGCCTTTGACGCTAATTTATCGAGCAATTTTCCATGCCCAATAGTAGGTGGATTCATTCTTCCAAATGTCCAATAGCAAATTTTTTCTTCTTCTACTAAGAATTGACTGAATCTATTAATCATTACTAAACCTTTTTTTCAACCATAAGACAATAGCATATACAACTAAACAATATATAGTTGCTACACCTACGTCTAATAAGTGTTCTCTCATATGATAGATAAATTCAATTCCAGCTTGAACATCACCCATAGATTCTCCGCCACCAACATTAATATTCTTGGTTCCTTCAAACGTTCCTATGGATTGTTCTATTGTTACTGAATCTGACATTATCGTCTATCCGCTCTTCTCTTTGGCGCTCTTTGCATACGCGAAAGTTGTTTTAGTCTATTACCCATTTTACTGGCTCTACGCTCTAAATTCTTTTTGGCGGCAACTGAGGTGACTTTCCTGCCACCTGAAAACTTTTTCTTGAGATCTGATCGGGCCTGACGTGAAGCTCTACGATTGATACGCGAAGTACCAGCTTTTCGCTTCTTCCATATCTTCCGACCCCGGGCGAGTTTCATTCTATTTTTTTTAGCAGAACGAGCAAGAGCTCTTCTACCTGCTAGCGATAACTCCTCGAAAGCATCTGTAGTCAAAGTGCCTTCAGCTAGCGAATCATAAGTGTCGTTATAGTCTTTAAACTTTATCATTTTCTTCCCGGCTTATCCCATCCTTTTAATATATCGGGTGAAAAGTTATTGTATGAAAATTCCATACGATCAACAATTTTCACTGCATCACCACCAAGTTGGTCTATGGCTACGTAACCTTCTGCACCAGTGACTTTAAAACCTTGCTTGGTTTTAACAAAGGTGTCAATATTACCTAACCTTTGTAGTATATTTATAAGTTTTAATTTTGCAAGAACGATAACTTTTTGCAATTCATAGATCTGGACAAGACTTTTTTTATTCTCTGGTGAAAAGAAAGAAAGTAATTCATCTCTCTTATCGTATTGTGCTTTCTTGCCTTTATCTGTTTTTCTTTTATCCGCTTCTTTCTGGTATTTTTTATCGATCCATTTTAGAAGATTTGAAACGTGCTTAGTTGTATTAGTAACAATTTGACCTTCACGGACATACGTGTTATTAAACGTTTCAAGGTGCTGTGCCAGTGTTTGATTTGCTTCGAGCTGGCGTAAAGTAGTTCCTGCAATTTTATTAAAAATTTTACCTGCATTGCTAAGATGTCCATTCACTTCCTCCGTTTCTTTAGCTGTCATGGTTGCTTTAGTTAAATCGCGTAATATGGCATCTTGTGACCAAACCTTTGAGCTCGCTTTAAGCCCCTTTACATTGACGCCATAAGATGCTTTCATAGATTCAAATGTAGATCCTTTATATGTGGTGTGCCAGACGATTCCAATAGTAGCTTTCTTAATATCTTTAGCCGCTTGAGAATCTGAAGGAACAGCATATACAATTGTGTTCGGGTGAAAAGTTAAATAACTTTGGCCTTTTATTTTTTCTGTCTTTACATCACCGGGTCCAAATAAAAAATCTCCTTGAATAACTCCTTTTATACCAAGAGAAGGTAATTCCTTTAATGCAGATTTAAGTTTAGCATTAAGATCACCAGAAGTATCGTCATCGATATCACTGTTAGTTTTATATACTTTGGGATTCGCGTTGAAGATACCTTTTTTAGCAACAAAGAACTCTCCATCACTGGGGTCGATGCCGCAGAATACCGCCGGCGCCCCGTCCCACTTGACCGAAATTTTCCCATCCTTGACTCCTCCTAGCATATTTCTCAATTCACGCAATGCGTTGATTGCTTGGCGAGTTCCATTCACTCCACCATAAAGGACCTTGTCCTCTATGTGAGTCATATGTGTATTCTTTTGTTCTGTGATATAATTTTTGAATGATTGCATTACTTCACCTTGATCGCTGGTTTTACTGTTCCAGATGTAATATTCTCTAATTCAATATCTTTCTTCCCAACTTTCTTAATAGCAATAATCTCTCCAATCTTCTTAGTCTTATTGTTCATGAAGATAACGTCATGATTTTTAAAATAGTTATAAGCTTGATTCTTATACTCATTCTCAATCTTCTGCCACTCTCTTGGAAATTTTTTCTTGATGTCACCAATCTGAGTTTTATTGATTTCAGTATCTCTATTGGTGTACTTCTTAATAGCCTTCTTCTTAAGCTCTACTGCCTTAGTAATAATCCCTGCTAAGTTTTCAGTTCCACCAATCTTAAAATCTTTAACGTATCCACTCGGTGAGAGAGTAACAGACTTGACTTCATACTTCGAAGATCCGTGAACCAGATCAACGCCGGCAGAAGTACCGCCGCCAAGATGTGCTTTATTCAATAAGAAGTAAAGAGTAGCTTCTCCGGGACCAATACCTTTAAGATTATATTGATGCATTTTAGTGAACATTGTTGAATCTATTTTTTTCAATTTAGCAACAACGTTATTGAGCTTGTTAACATCAACCTGATCAAGACAATCCTCAAGATCAAAGTCAGGAAAGAAGTGTGTTCTGAATAAGAACTGTATTTCTTTTTTATACTTCAAACTTTGAAAGTCAGTTGGACTAAGATTAAAGTTAGTCAGCTTCATAGCTTTCTTAAGGAATTCAGAATCAAGGTCACTTATCTCTACAGCTTCGAATAGCTTATAGAGTTCTAGAAATTTTTTCATAAGTTGCTCCTATTAATTAACTTAAGAAAACTATACCACAGTTTCTATAGAATGTAAATTATTATTTGTACTATTTATAAGAAAAAGGGAGTGCACAGTTAAGTGACACTCCCTTGCAGGTGACGTTAGGAAAGGAAAGGATTACGTCACCGATTTGAATTAAGCACGCCTATAAATGTAGGCATCAAGGACGGTGGCATTTTTTATCCCACCCATTATATTTCCTGAGGGGTTATAGGAAACTGGTCCTTTAGATTTCGCTTGGAGATATCCTCCAAGATAATTATATTTGGTTTTAGGTTTACGTCCTCTAAGACAAAGTCTTACTTTGTGTTTTGGATGAATTGATTGATTAAACCATTTCACCATGGATTTCACCATGTCTAATTCACAAGTGTCATCAGGATTTCCCACTTGAAATGTCCCAATGTAAGAGGTTGATTCCCGGTTGTTTTTCATCATAATTGGCATTTCACTTTCTCCATAATCATTAATAAGATAGACTTATTATACCACAATTCTTACCTAATGTAAAGGAAAAAATGCATGGTGGCTTGCAATTACCACCATGCATCGTAGCTATCCGGCAGGAACGGACCGAGGATTTCCAGTATTGTTCCACCTCTAATGCCGACTTTCACTACATCTCCTTTCGAGTGGGGGAATCCCGCCATGGCAGCAAACCCCCGTTGGTTGAACAATTAAGCTGCGTTAGCATACTCAACCGCTTTCTCCGCAGCTCTTACCTTGCGAAGTTGGTTACCACCAAACCAGTTTGAGTAAAGTCTGGTGTCACCACCTCTACCCTGCACATGGTCTGTGATATATGTGACACTATTAAGTGCCTGCCACCAAGAACCTTCAGCATATTTAGCACCGGGCTGTGTTCCAATAACATCATAAGCCTGCCTTGCTGCTCTTGAAAGATCGTCAGCATTTGCTACATTTTCGATCTTATCGCGAGAAGTTCTTGGGAAAACCTCATTGTAGTACTGGATGAGGGATTCCATATTGTATCTCTTTGAACCAAGATACTGAGCCATTTCCTTATACTCAAGGAATTTTTCATGAGCAAGACCAAGAGTTTCTTTTACCTCATCGGCATTAAACTCAACTCTATGGCCAACTCTTACTGACTTATCAGCTTCCATACCAAGAGACATAGACAAAGTGTTATTACAAACTACTCTGATTGGAGTAAACCTTACATCAATAGATTTACCATATTGATGAGGATTTGAGAAAAGTAAATAAGAGTCTACTTTATCATCACCAAAAACATCAAATGACTCATTAGTCTTAGCAAGAGCCCATACCATTTGGCCACCTCTAAGTGAACCAGCAGTATGCATATCCATATCACCAGACATTACAAACTCAGAGAAGAAATTAAAAGCATCTTCATTCTGAACCGGATTCCAATTCTCACCAACGTTCGTAAGAATTTTGTTATCAGAAGACCTGACTAGTGCCTGTTGGCCTGTCCTGATTTCCTGATCACCAACTCTTACAAATGCGTCAACTTTTTGAACTGTCCAGTCAAGACCTGCTTTTTGCATCATCTGTTCTGGTGTAAGATCGTTATTAACTGGTACTCCTAGACCATGCCATGGGGTTTCTCCAGCGTATGCCATTGTTTCAACTTCGTGTGCCATAATTTATATTCCTTCTTCAATTGGGGCAGTATTGCCTTTTTTCATTTTATAAGTATATTATACCACAATACGAATGGATTGTAAACCATTAAATGCACTTTTTTTCACTTTTTTTCACTTTTTTTTATGAGAAGGGAATCGATAGAGGTGTATCTCGTTCCGTATTCCATAACACAGCATCTTCAGGGGTATTTATCTCTCGTCCTCTATATTTGACCTTTGTTATCCCAATATCAACGCCGTTCATTATCCAACGTAGTTGCTCGAGTTTCTCGAGATCTTCACACTCAAATTTCTTAAGGTTTCTATACTGGCGAATCTCATTCATGTGATATCCATAAACGCCAATATGATGGTGGCCATATCCACTTATGCCTCTACCAAACCATTTTGCTCGCTTCTTGTTATGGACAACTTTAACATAGCTAGGATTGTCCCTATTACTATCAGCAATATCACAGTAAAGTGTGCAAACTTTATGTTTTTGAAGTCCTTCAATTATTGCTTCTACATGCTCTTTTCTTATGTCAGGAAGATCTCCTTGTACATTAATAACTACATCATACTTAGTAGCAAGAGCATCTGTGTTAGCCCAATAACAACACCTGTCAGTTCCATTTTCACATTCTGGAGTAAGAAGAGCTGCTGCGCCTGAAGCTTTTGCAACTTTCATGGAATCTGTTAACACGTATGTTGGGATATCCATATCTTTACACGCATCATAAACTCTTTTAATAAGAGGAATTCCATCTAACTTATGTAACATTTTTTCTGGAAATCTTGTGCTAGCAAGACGTGCAGGTATTAAGATTGCTGGTCGCATATTTCACTTATATTCATAATGTCATCTACGATTCTTTGAAAGTTTTCTAACTTAACCATATTAGGTCCGTCAGAAGGTGCGTTATCTGGATCATCATGAACTTCTAAGAAGAAGTTTCTGACTCCGACTGCTGCGGCTGCTCTACACATCCCGGGAACGTATTCCCTGTTACCGCCAGATGATCTACCCATACTAGACGGCCTTTGAACACTATGCGTAGCATCAAAAATAATGTCACAATCAAAAGTGTCAAGCATATACTGTATGCCAGTGAAGTCAACAACCAAGTTATTATATCCATGTGTTGTTCCCCTTTCTGTTATCCAAACTTCATCGCCCGGATTGATTTTAGATAATATTCCATCAACATCCCATGGAGCCATAAACTGACCTTTTTTTATATTTACGGTTTTGCCAGTTGCGCATGCCGCTTGTATAAGATCTGTTTGTCTACATAAAAATGCAGGAATTTGATAGACATCAATGACATCTGGAAATTGTTTTTCAATCATGTCAATTTGCCATTGTTCATGAACGTCTGTTAATATTCTAAGATCTTGCATATCGTTTTTCATTTTAGCAAAATCTTCGAGTGTTTTATCAATGCCTAAGCCTCTTTTAGCATCTCCATACGATCGGTTTGCTTTATCAAAGCTTGCTTTAAAAATGTAAGTACCTTTTACATCTTCAACAATCTCTTTACATTTTTCTGCTATTTCGAGACTGTCGGCAAATGATTCATGTTGACAAGGACCAGCAATAATTCTAACTGGCCATGGATTTACTTTTGGAAATGGATGAGCGAAAGCTCTTAAATGTCTAAACAAATCCAAATCAATTCTCCTTTTTTCTGTTCCTAAGAATGATGACCCAGTGTTCACTTCCATCTTTTTCCTTTTTATGATATACTGTTTCGTTTATATAGCGAACTGTACGCGCCATAATGTTCGCTCCCCTTTAAAACTATCGCGTTTATGCATCATCCTCATATTATCCCATATAAGAATGTCACCTTCTTCCCACTCATGTTTATATGAATTATTTTCTGCAAATTCTCTAATGTCTGGAAAATCTTTATTTATTGTACCAAGGCTGCAATACAATATTTCTTTGTCATTATACTTTTGTACAAAGGGTCTTGTTACTTTCATTTTCTTAAGAATTCTGATTTGCTTTTCAGTAAAACATTTTTCTTGTAAACTTTCAGGAGGAAAGTATTCTCCTACTTCATTTTTGTATTTCTTTTTAAGTTCTCTTGGAGCGTCAGCCATGTCGACAAAATAAGTGTTCGCAAGTGAGCCAGACTTAACGTTGTATAATATTGTCCCATAGTAGTTACCTCGCCCGTAACTCCAATCATTATGCCAATCTACTTCTTTATCTTCAAACAATCCATCTGTGCTTACCATTTGCACATATTGATTAACGGTGTGTTTTTCTGTCTTTAATGGTTTACCTAGTTTTTCAGCAAGTTCAGCAAATTCTATAATATTTAGTTCAGCATTCTTAATATGGACAATGCCAAAACTAAGCAGAAGCTCCTTCAGATCTATACCAGATCCCAGATCTCCATAATTCACGATCACCTTCATACGGGTCCCTTCTATGTAAGCTATGTTCTTGATCACTTAATGCAATATCATACGGATCCCAAACATGTTCATAAGTGTATTTATCACTCATACAATGTTCTTTTAATTCATAATATAATGCGTGGCTTTCTTTTCTATCCATTCCATGGAATCCTCTAATCACAGACCATGGGAAATGAAATCCTTTTTTCTTACTATATGGATGTTCTGTTACAAGCTTTTTACGACTTATTTGTTTCGTGTGTGCTGGAACACCATCAATATCAATAAACGATTTATATGTTTTTTCATCAGCGAATACATTTTTATAATGTGTATCGCCTACCAACATTTTTTCTGGATAGTTTACTGTTTTACTCATAGCTTCATCAACAAGTTCTTTTTTTGGAAACTCTTCATATGCTCTTTTAGCATCACTAAACCACGTATTAGCTTTTGAGTTAAAAACATTCATGTACATAGCAACAATATTTTCTGCTCCAGTTCTATTCATTCCTGCACAGTGCCATTCGAGTTCTCCGTCTTCATCTCCTGTAAATAGACCATGCCTTCTTACTCTTACTATTTCATGAAATCCATCTACGCCAGAGCCTACAACGTCTTCACTTTGTTGTACAACATCGCCAATGTTTTTATAAAAATTTACAAGAGCTTCTGCAGGTACAGGATTGTCATTTTTCACAATAACTAATCTACTCCATGCAATCATTTCTCTGACTTCATGAGCATCTTTTTTAGAATAATAATCTACATCCTCTGCAGTATATCCTATCTTAATTGGCGAAAGTTTCATTCCATTCCTCCTTGCTTATCGCTTTTAAATCTAATTGCGCGCCAGCTGTAACTGGACTCCACATAACATATTGCCAACTAGATTTGTACGTTTCTCCGTTTCCCGTAAGATATCTGTCTTCTTCAATATTCCAATCGGTAAAATCTAATTGATTATTATAATTTATAAAAGATTTAGGATTGTTCTCGCGTGACATAAAAACATAATCAACATTTAAACTTTTAGCAATTTTATATTGATCGTAGACAATTTCATAAGTATCTTTTTGCATATTTACTTTTGAATTATGTCGTATTTCTTTTCCTTTATACATGCGAGTCATAAGCCTTGCTCCATTTTGAAAATATTCCGCTGCAGCAAATCCTATAATTTTCTTAGATTCTTTAAACCAAAAAGAAACAGCTATCCATCTTCCTATGTATTTTAAATAATCATCAAGGTCTTTTTGAGATAATTCATTAGAAAGATATTCATGTACTTTAGGAATAACTTCTGGATTATGAGCTAGTGCATATGTTTTAGTCGTTATTGTCATTTTTGAATCGGGGGTCTATATGTTCATCATCTATTTTTGGATATTTAACTTTCACTTCATAGGGGCTATTATCTAAAACTTTTTCATATTCTGGAGTCATTGCGCCTTTCCAAGGTGCACCAATACACATAGTAATTTTTGTTTCTTTGCTTTCTTCTAAAGCATGAAGATGACCTCCATCCATTACATACGTGTGATAATCATTTGGAACATACCATTTACTACCATTACTTCTTCTAAAATATAGTTTATCAATTTCTCCTTGTAAGACTACTCTTAACTTATGTTGAGTTGTACCTATTTCTTTTTCTTGACAATCAACATGTTCATGTAAAGTATTTCCTGCATATGTTTTTAATATATTAATTCTTGCATCCTGATCAAGGATTGGTCTTATTTTTTCGTTATATACTTTTTGTATTGTTGGACATAATTTTCCTGCAGGAGTCCAATCAAGCTTTCCGCTTTTTCCTTTAAATCTATCTTTTTCTTCAACTAAGTCGCCAAACACAGGAAGTCCTGCACATCCTCTATATTCATTTCCTCTCCATTCTTCTTTAACGCTTTCAACCTCGTTAAGCATAGAAGAAATTTCTTCTGATGTGATTCCTAAATCTATAGCCTTATATGTAAAATTTTTAAAGTCTTTATTAAATTGCTTATCTAACACATTAATACCCTCCTTCGTTAGATTTAACGTGCTCAAAAAATGGTGCACATTTCCAATTAGGTGTTATTCTGCCTCGTAATTCATTGCCTGAATCTGGTACACCTTCTTCATCAACTTCCCAATCAATAAGCCTTAGATAAAAATCTTCTGCTTCATATAAGTCGCATAAAGTTGCGTGATTAGGTGAATTTGTTGTAACTTTTTCAAGCCATGGAAAACAATTCCACACCAATTCTCTAAGTTCATTAAGAGTATATGTAGAATTTTCCATATATCGGCCTATAGCTCCTACACTCTTAAATCTTAATATTGGTTTTACTTTCGGTTTGTAATTCGTTTCGCTTGCACATGCTCTAAAAAGTGCAACTTGTCTCATGATAGCACTTTCATTTACGCCTTTGGCTATGATAGTTCCTGTATTGATAATCATATTATTAGACATACAATTTTTTAATGCTCTAATTTTTGATTTACAATAAGAAGTTCCGCCATCTAAAACTTCATAAGCTTTTTCATCATCAGCGCCATTCATAGAAATTAAAACCATTCTTAATCCTGAATGTTTTAATTTTAGAACATATTTAGGTGAAGCTAATTTTAATCCATTTGTAGTTAAACTTACATTATGTCCATTGCGTTTTACATTACGCACAATATCACATAAGTCTTTTCTCATAGTTGGCTCTGCGCCAATGAGTCTTACAATAATTCTTTTAGGAAGTTTATTGAGAAAGGCATAAAGTTTTTCGACGTCCATATCTGGAACATCTCTATTTGGAATGTAGCAATTAGCACATTCCATATTACATCTATGCGTTAAATCCGCAACTAAAAGATTAAACGGATTTTTTTCTGGAACATATTCATTATACAGCATTTGCAGAAAACGCGTTTGCGGAGTTTGATATTAACATATTGTATTCCTCTGCTTTTGTCATAAATACTTTTAACACCGTCAAAGATGTACAAGTAGCTGACCAATTATTAGTAACGTTTAAATAACTCGAATTAAACATTATAGGAATGCTTTCACTAAGGTCTATATTAGCGCCTTTTACTAATTTATAAAAACACGTTTTTTTAACATGATTACAATCTTTCACAAGAGCATCATTATAATCAACAACATCTAAACTAAAATTACCTACATTATCAGTAGTGCCAATTTTCTTTTCATATGTACGCGCATCAATGTTCCAATTTCTTTGCTTCATTATATACAACTTAACATTGCTTCCCGTTATTAAAAGCGGAATATATAATGTTTGGTGAGTATCTGCGGGTTTAGACTTAACATACGTTCCAATTGTCGGATTAAATCTTGCATCTTCTACTTTCCCATCTTTATTTCTTTGGTTTATAATGTTATTAATTTTTAGAGTTTTAGAAGACCCATCAGCAGATATAGCCATAGGATAAAAAGAAGAGAAGATTGATCCTCCCATAATTTTCCACCCAGGAACAACGTGTTCAAGATGTTGCTTTAAAAAATTTACACGCGATTCTTTTTTATAAATCTTGTATCTTCCCCAAGAAGTATCATGCGTGTATAATTTATCATCATCAGTAACAGGCGTTGTTAAGAAATCTTGGCGTATATCTTTTATCGTCGCAAAAGCAATTGGGTCGAGTGTTTTAAACATATTTCCTCACATACACAGATCTTCGTATCTGAATTTTTTATCAGTTACAGTATGAATTCTATGTTGAGATTTATCGCCCCAATATTCTTTCTTAAATATACTCAATAAAAAATTCAACATGACTTCTCCTATTTTTGATCAGTTATAATTGTAGTACCAGCCGCTATAGCTGCGCCTTCTGCACATGCGCCAAATAGAACTTCACCAGCTACACATCCAAGCGCACTGTTTTCTATTAGTCTTTTACCATCATTTGTTACATAACTCGTGCCACATGCGGTAAATAAAACGAATGGCAATAAAATTATAAGTTTCTTCATATATTCCTCCATAAAGTTGTGGAGGATCCTGTTTCCGAGCTCCTCCGGGCTCAGCTTAATTATGCAGCAAGTGCATAACCAGCAGGTGAATAATTGTCATTATCGGCAACTATTAGTTTCGTTGCGTTAACCCAGCTTCCGCGGGAAGGCTCCACTCTCCTATTGATCACCAGTCGATCCTATTTCGCCCCCATCAAAATGAGTCTTGCATGACGCTGTGAATAATTGTTTATGCATATCCACTTAACTAATTCTTTTCTGTATTCCCAAAGTAATACTTCGTCCATTTAAAACTCATTTTGGTGGAGGCGGGGGGTATCGCACCCCCGTCCTGCATAACTTTCGAATTGCTTCGACACCTTAACTCTATTTATACTCTTTATCATGTACGTGAAGTTGAATAAGAGCATAATGTAAAATCTTTAAAAGATCTCTACGATGTTCATTTTTGTCTCCTTTTTTTCCATAGCGTTGAGCGTATTTCAAAATATTTCCAATACAGAATCCAGTTCCGTGACCACCATCAACGATGAATTCTGTAGCTTGGAATTTTTCCTTTGAGTAGTGACTATTATATGTCGAGTTTACATGATCTTTAAACTCACTAATATATTTGTCTTCATCGAATTTATATTTTGTAGCGGCGCGGCTAAAAACTTCGTCAAAGATTTCAGGTTTAAAGTCTGCACATGACATATTTTCTCCAGTAAAGTCAAATTCATATTGTCGATGTTTAGTCGGCGCGATAGAAGATGTGTGCTCCGATAGTCCCGACGATAGTGAAATCTTTACTCCATTTGGGGTTGACATAGTCTGCATGATAATGTGTTGCTCCTTCTGTTAAGCCTTTGTATTTTTCATGTACTAAAATACTATAGGCAATGTCTCGCGCTTTGATGTACGCATCTTGGTTTTTAGGGTCGTCTCCTTTACCATCACAGTACCAACTAAATTGACATCTGTTTCTGATAGGGACTTCCTTTCCATGCTTTTCCTTCCACCATTTACTTATAGGTCCTTGTTTAATGACACTACATATTGTGTTAGGCCATCTTATATCTAAGACGCGGTTTAAAACTACATCCGCCACAGCAGCCTGTCCAGCAACTGGTTCGTCTCTAGCTTCGAAATATATATTGAGAGCTAAACATTCTACACTTTCAATATTGTGATATGACAACGTGCGCGGTATTGGATGATCGACAGCCTGCGCGGTTGTCACGGTTAAAAACAATCCTAAGATTGTACTTGTAATTTTCCTAAACATATATTATTATACCATATAGGGAGAGGTTTGTAAAGGACTATTTTGACAAAAAGTCGTTTACTACAGGGAAGACTTTACTCAAGGCGTCAGCGCAGTTGCGCGCGACTTGGCGATGCTCCTTCTGGGTCCCATTCCCAGATCTGAGTTCGATATAATGAATCCATGACCTAATTGTCCCATTCATGTATAATCTACTAACTGTATTGCCTTCGGGGAGAACGGCACGCGCTTGCTCTTTGGCTATGCCGTTATCAATCGCCCATTGATAGACTTCTCGGGCTTGATTGATTATACCATGTTGTCTACGACCCCACTCTCTAACTAATTCTTGTTGGTGCAAGTTTAGTTGGAGGGCAGGATCATTTTCTATTTCTATAGAATTTTGTCTATTTTTAGTGTCTTGCATACGCGTTTCACGAGTTTCAAAGCTTTTGTTATCTACTTCTGCATATCGTTGACTGAATTCTTGAAAGCTAAAACTTCTATGTCTTAATATTTGTCTTGCGATATCACGTGTTGTTTCTATCTCAAGGCAAGCAGATACCATTTCAAAAGGACTCCAGTGTCTTTCTTTAATGAGGTATGACAATAATCTGGACGCTGTTTTTTTGTTGGCTTGATTCGATGGATTGGAAACACGGGCGCAATACGCGACGAGATCTTCTGCATTATCGACTCCTTCAATGTTTACAGGTTTTGAATAGCTAATAAGTTTAACACTATTTAACATGGTAGTAATATTTATAAAAAGAGATACTTTTGCTTAGTAAAGTCTACTGCTTTTAAATGTGGCTCCCATTGTTGATGTAAATATGCTTTTGGACCTATTGGATTTTGTTCAAGAGAATTAGCCCAAGAAATAGCCATCAGATTTTGACGCATTTCATCAGAATAATCTCCTTCTAATATATCTTTATATCTATCTTTTAGCTTATGAAATTCCCATACAAGAGATTCAGCATAGTCTCCAATGAAACTTTTAACAGTATCTCTATCACTTGTGGTTACAGCTTCCCAATCTTTAGTTCCATAAACAGAATGAAATAATCCAGCTCCACAAACTGATTTGCAAAATCCATTCAATTCTAATAGTCTTAATGTAAACCATAAATGTTGAAATAAATTACGACCAGTGTGTTCTTGAGTTGCATTTTTTAATAGCCATTTAACAGCAGGACTATCATACATTTCTTTATTAGCTGTCTTATAAACAAGAACTGATCTTAGTTCCGTACACGCGCGGGACACAGGTCGTGCAGCATGCAATAAATGAGAATCAAATATGAATGCTCTATTCTTTTTTGGTAATACTGATTTTGCTATTTCTTGATCACCATCAAGGACAATAGTTTCTCCTGCCCAATTTGCATTCCAAATATCATTTAGATATACAATAATAGTTTCTGATTGCCCATCTTCAAGTGATGTTGTTGGGTGATCATCTACATGGACATACCCATCTGTTCCATACGTATATCCATTTATATAAGCTCTCACAAGAGCTCTTCCTCCGAGTTGTTCATTTAATGAAGCCCAAATATCTGAAACTGCTGGATCAGTAAAATGAGGAAGTTCAGCTGCATCATATCTAAAATATTTGCTACGTTTAATAATTGGCCTATTCCAATGCCCTTGGTCGAATGGCAAATTAGAATTTGCTTTCCATCCATAAACCAACCCACCGTTTTCTATATAAGTTTCTCTTACATATTTAATGTGTTCTTCATATTCTGCTAAGTCATAGATTGCTATCATAGTTTAAAGTCCTTAAATTTATCTGGCACGCCTTTTTTAGAATCAAGTACTGGGGTATCATCTACTAACGACTCTTGTTGTGATTCTTCAACATCATAAAGACGCATTTTACTACGATCGACACCGATCATAAATCTCTTATATCTTACAGGATCATTATATCTATTCTTTAATTGTTTCACCATAAGCTGACTCATTTGTTCAAGCTCTTCGGTAGAAACGATAGCAAACATTAGATCTGCTGTAGCGGGTAATCCAAAAGACTCAGACGTATCTTCAAGCCCAACATCCGAATTAGAATAACCTTGACGATTTGTTTGCGTTGCAGAAAAGATCGGTACGTCGAATTCGACTGCAAGGCCACGTAACTCTTCAGCAATTGCTTTAATGTAAGTGTATGAATTGATTGCTCCTCCTAAAGATTTCATTCTTGCTGATGAGCATATATTCAAATAATCTATGAAAATGATTTCAGGAATAAAACTCTTTTTTAATTTAAGTTCGTTAAGAAGTGCTCTGAAATGACCTGAATGTGCTGACCCTGTAGGATATTCTTTAATGATAAGTTTACCTGCAGTTTCTTTTGCAAGACTGTTTACTTTAGTTGTAAACATGTCTTTTGACATCTTATCAAGTTGATCAATAGGGACATTAAGAAGATTAGCATCAATTCTTTCTGCTATTCTTTCTTCCGCCATTTCCATTGTTATATAAAGAACATTTCTACCTTGAACTAAACAACTGGCAGCCACGTGGCACATAAAAAGAGATTTACCGACGCCAGTACCGGCAAGACAAATATTAAGAGTTTTATTAGGTAAACCGCCGTCTGTTATTTTATTAAAATAATCAAGATCAAATGGAATTTTGTTTTCTTCTTGATGATAAAAGTCAAAACGTTGCTCAGCATTTTCTGTATAATCATGACCAATATTATTATCAAATGAAACACTTAACGCTTTTGATAAAATATCAGGCAAAGCATTTTTAGTAAGCTGAGAATGCTTTCCTTCAATGATAGTAATAGATTCCATAATAGCATTGTGAAGAGCACGATCTTGACACCACTTTTCAGTAGAGTCATTTAGCCATTGCTTATTAACTTCTTCACTCGTAAAAAGATTTGGAAGTATGTCAATGGATAGTTTATACTGCTCTTCACTTAAGCTTTCAGTTTCATCAAGTTGAATTTTAAAAGCTTCTGCATTAGGAAGTTTATTATACTTTGCTACAAATTTTCCTGCTTCTTTAAAAAGGATTCGATATATTCCTTCAAAATAATCAGGTTTAATATATGGGAGAACAGCACGCATGTACTGCTCATCAGTGAGTATATGACGTAATACTACTTGTTCAAGATTTGTTTGCAAGTTTACCTTCTTTTCTCATTTCATTACGAATGTTAGTTGCACTAATACTATGAATATCTTTTCCAAGATCATGCTCAGTGAAAGTATATCCAACACCTCGACCATAACTAATGTCTACAATGTTTGGTACTAATATTATATCATATTCTATACCTTTTGTAAACCCTTCTTTTGATAATCCTTCTTCAATACCATCACTTACATCTTTAAATCCAAATGGATTATCATCTTGACCTTCAGGCATTTCATCACTATTGAACACGTCACGACACATAATAAGAACTTGTCCCGTCTTGCTATAAGCTCTTAGAAAAAGTTCTGTATGACCTTTATGCCATGGTTGCCATCTACCTAACATTTGCACAGTTGGTGCTTTCCAATCAAAGTTCTCGCTCATAAAATCCTTCTCCTTCTATCCAACAATCTTCTTTTATGCAATCTGCCATTTCTCGAACATCGTCGTCTGTTATAAATTTTGTTACAATAACGTTAGCATCTTCAGGTTCTTCAAACATTTTGTTTGTATCTTCAAACCTACCTTCTCGTATCGTATCCATCCAAATAACAATATCTGCATCAAAGATATCTCTTGTCATTTCAGTAGGACATACAAAGTCACATATAACATTTCTACCTTTTTGTATTTCAAAGCTAGCTACATTATACATTCTTTCTGATTGCCTTTCACGAGCATCATGATCAAACACCCAATCATCGGCCATTTTTCTCATTGCGTCTGCGTTAAACCAAGCACAACCTAAACCGTCTTCATTGAGACGAGCTGATGCAAGTTCTTTTTGGAGTCTTTCGGCAAGCCAAGTCTTACCAGATCCCGGCAATCCCATAATAAGAATTTTAGTAGGTTCCATTTTATTTCCTTTCGGTGAGTTCGATTTCTTTCTTTGCTATAGCGCCTTCAATGACTGAATGAAGAATTGATCCGCATTCATTCTGAAGATTTACGTCGTCTGGTGTTAGACTTTCAATTGGTGACTCAACTACTGTGAAATTAAAATGAAGCTGGCCTTCTTTGCCATCTGCAGATATATTGCCAAATTTAATTACAGTTTCAATAAAGTCGCCAGTCTTAATTCTAATATTCCATGCCTGTTCATCTGAATAATCAGGAATTAAGTCATAGTCAACACCTTCAGATTTTCGATTAATATCGATTGTCATATCGCAAACCTGTTTTTAACATACTCTTTAAAGTTAGTATCATTAAATATAGGTGTCCAGAAATCTTCAAGAAGAGTATCTTTTTCTCTTACTTTAGCTTCTTCACCTTTTCTTTGATACCAACCATTAGAAGGTTTTTCTACATAACCACCTTGTAATGCTACATCTAAAAGACCAGAGTATTTTTCAACTCCTCCCTCCCAAGAAACACTAATAGGAATCTTGGATTTTTCACGAACATATCGCGATTTTTCTACGTTAATAATAAAATGATAACCTTTGATTTCAGTTCCTTGTTTGTCTTGTTGTCTTCCAACAATCCAAATATTATCAGCACTGTAATAAATTCCAGTTCCACCGCCAACAATATCTTTAGGAAATAAACCAATCTCTTTATAAGTGTGATTGACTGCAAGCATTGGAATATTTTTCATATTCAAATAAGGAGTTGTCATTCTAAACAATCCTTTTAATGCTTTTGCTCTTGACATATCAGCTACTGATTTTTCAGACAATGCATCTTCTAATTCTTTTTTAGATGCAAGATTTCCTATTGAATCAATAACTACTACAACTTTATCATTACGATCTAATCCTTCTAATTGTCCTACAAGATCAAATTTTAATTCTTCAACATTTGTAATAGGAGTATGAAGGACTCTACTAGTATCAATTTCGTATTGCTTAAAGTAACTTTCAGGAGAACCAAACTCAGAATCATAAAACAACATTACTGCATCATCATGCTTTTTCAAATAAGCACTAGCCATAAGCAACGCAAATGAAGTTTTAAAGTGTTTTGAAGGACCAGCTAAGACAGTTAGCCCAGGCGCAAGTCCGCCTTCCATAGAACCAGATAATGCTACGTTTATCATTGGTACATTTGTTGGAGTCATTTCTTTTTCTGTAAAGAATTTTGACTCAGATAATATTTCAGTATGCCCAAGCTTTGAATTTTTCTTGAGCTTATCCATAATCGACATATATATTCTCCTAATTAACTTAATTTATTATACCACAGAACGTGGTAAATGTACACTATAAAAATGCTTCAAGCGTATTTGGTGCTTTTTCTACATGCATTTCTCTTGTTTTATTATCTTGAATCATGAATTCAGCTTCTATTGTTTCTGAATTTCCGGCTAAAAAGTTCTTCACATTTTCTGCCATGTCTGTAGCTGTTGTCACTGGTACATTTTGGCAAATCATATTAAGATTTTTTACTCCACCCATAAGTTGAAAATCTTTAGGCATCTTCATAATGTCTAAACATTCTCTTACTGTAAGATATCTATCAGCATCTGGATGAGTAAGATCATAAGGAATATGCCCAACAAATGCACCAATATAATCTTTAGGCACAATTGTTGTTCTTCTCATAATATTACCACCATCGGCTAATTTATAATGCATTCTCCTAGCCTTTTCAGCAAATTTTTTGAATCCTTGCTTTTCCATCCATTTTGACATGTCGGTGTATTTTCCACCATTATCTTCAAAGTAATGTAAAACATTTTGGCTTATATCAATTTTCTTAAAAAAATCAGCGTGGCTTATTCCACCTTCAAATTCTTCAAGAACATATCTATAATAAGGATTGTCAGAAGGCTTATCTGCTTTCACTAGCATTTCTTGCATAGGATCAGGTTGATTTGTAGCACTTGATCTAATCTGATCTTCAATTTTTGTATGAGGTCTTTTGTAATATTCAAAAACTGGTATTTTATTTCCTTTCCAAAAGAAATAAAAAGTTCTTTCTCTTACTTGACTAAGACCATGTAAAAGAGATCTAGTTTTATAGATGCTAACAGTATATCCATTATTTCTTGCAAGTGTACGCATTTTATTAACAATAGGTTGTCCCATCTTAGTTGCAAGACGTGGTGCATTTTCTCCCCAAAATACATCTGGACGAAGATCTTCTAATATGTACTCAGCTGAGCGCACCATCCAATCATTGACACTACTGTCGCTACTTGAAGTAGTAGATAACGACGAAAGTCCGGCACAGGGGCATACTGCATTAACAACATCAACCCCGCGAGAAGGCCGCTGACCTTCATCAAGGAGATGATAAGCAATATCGTTGTTATAATAATTAAGAAGTTGTTTATCATTTGCTTGAAAATCCTTATAAGACATAATGTACTCGGGTTTAGATCCGAATACATTTTGCATTGCGAATGTTTCGCCACCAATCAATGGTACTATACTTGCATATCTAGTCATATTTTACATTTTGCTCCAGTTCTCTTTCATCTTTTTCATATCCGCGTCTGTATTTATTATTCTCTTCGATGACCTTTTTGAGAATAGTAAATTGTTCAGCGTATGTAGAAAAGGCCGTAGTGTCTTTAGGAAAACATGCTCCACCAAATCCACGTTTTCCGTCAAACCCAGGAACCAATGTATGCGAATTTCCGATTCGTGGATCTGTCGAAATCGCAGTGATGATTTTGTTGTAATTTGCATCTTCATCAGCTACTACATCAAAGAATTGATTAAACCAAAGAACCTTTGTTGCAAGGAAACTATTAATTCCATATTTAACAAGACTCGCTTCAGATTGAGTCATGTGATAAATGGGACATGGCCTACATAAACTATGTTGCTCATAGACCTGTTCAACAAAATGAGTTACTCCATAATCACCACCAAAAATATGCATTTTAGGATTTATGAAATCTTCATTAGCATTTTTTTCAGTTAAAAATTCAGGATTATAAACAATTCTTAATGATCTAAGTTTTGCGAGTTTATCAGGCGTTACTGTCGATTTAATAACAATTGGAATGTGTTCTGTTTTTTCTAGTAGTTCTTTAACCGCATCTTCTACTATTGACGAATCAATTGAAAAGTCATCGTTCATAGGAGTAGGAACACAAACAAATACTATATCTAAATTTGCAGGAAGATCTTTAATAGTCGTTCCTAGTTTAGGATCAGCAATATGTTGCTTTACACCCGGAGCAGCAAATCCATAGGACACGGCTCCTCCTACGAAGCCATATCCTACTATGCCCAAATTTAATTGAGTTTTAATTGACATTATGATAGCCCTTATACCAGTTTATAAATTTTTCTACACCCACTTCAATAGGAGTGGTTGGATTATAACCTAGCTTTTTAATCTTGGTCGTATCTGACCAAGTTACAGGCGTATCAGCTGGGTGAAAAGGTTGATAATTTATTTCGGCTTTACGATTAAGATTTTTTTCAATAAGACTAATAAAATCCATTAGCTGAACTTTTTGACCATATCCAATATTGAATATTTCATGTTGTTTTTCTTGGCCGTCCATCATGTTATTAAAAACAATTTCTACGCCTTGTACAATATCTTCAACATAAGTAAAGTCTCTTTGCATATCACCATTATTAAATGCTAAAATTTCTTCACCAGCAACTATCTTATCAGTAAAACCATAAAGCGCCATATCAGGTCGACCATAAGGACCATAAACAGTAAAAAAACGTAGCCCTGCGGTTTTTGGTAATTTGGAATGATGGAATTGGCATTCATTAACATATTTTGACCAGCCATACGGATTATTTTGATAATCGCCTTTATCATGTTCATTCCATGGAAGTGGTTGGCCGTGCATTACACATGAACTCGATGCGTAAAGTACAGGCGTTTTTGATTGTTCAAGACCCATAATAATATTTTGAGTACCTGAAATATTTGTGTGAATATATGGTTCTGGCATTTCTAAAGCATGCCTTGGATTTGCGTAAGCAGCAAGATGTATAACCGCATCACAATCATCACCAATTGCTCTCCAATTAAGATCATTAATATCTTTAATTAAAACGGGTTCCATATCATATTCTTGTTTAAGAATATCACTTCTTGCTATTTTAAGATTAACATCATAATAGTCATTGTAATTATCAACTCCTATTACTTCGTGGCCGGATTCAATTAGCTTTTTGGCAGTATGGAATCCGATCATACCTGCCGCTCCTGTTAAATAGACTTTCATCCGAAAAACTCCTCTAGTCCTTGTGGTTGGTTAGATTTCGTGTTAGTGGCTTTATCAATAATATCTTCAATAATCGGTTTTGCGTCCGAGTGTTGCTTCCAAAATTCAAAAGACATTTCACGCCAATCATCTCTCATAGATGGATCATTTTTTAGTTTGACCATTGTTTCGCGACACTCTTCGAAATTACTATAGTCAACACCTAGGGTGCCGCTTTCTGTGCATTGACTAATTGGTTTACCCTGAACAGGGTGAATAACATTATCACAAAAATGTTTATGGAAAAGTGGAATTGAACCAGATGCAATGCATTCGGCATGACAATTTTCAATATTATTTCCATAAGCTTCTGCTTTTAAGAAGTAAAGATCAGATGCAAATGCTGATAAACTTAATCTTCGCATGCAATCTTCATTTATATATTGTGGATATAGATAAGCTCCTTTTTGAATATCTTCTTTTCCATATAGATCGTGTGTAAATTTACCATCACCATATTTTTTTTCAGGTCTAAAATAATTTTCTACCTTTCTTCTATCTATGGGATTATCTTCTTTATTGTCTCTATATAATACTAAAGGATATTGAATAGAAGCTTCAAGTCCTTCAAGTACTGTGATAAAATCTTCTTTCATCAAAGCATCTTGATGGAAATCAATCATAAGGGCAGGGCCTTTCCACATTGCTGTCCTACCGATCCAGCGCACCATATTGTGTTGCTGCTCTTCGATAGGTCGCCAGTACTTAGCCCTATGCCCATCATAATCAAAACCAAGACCCATCTTAGTAAGAGGAGTTTGGATTTTATTTTTTCTCATAAACTTACAAAAATCATTCTCCATAGAATGTGTCATAATGACATCCATTTTTTCGCATACTTCTTTAAGATTAGCATTACGTGCTATAGATGCTGCCTTATGATCTACATTAATAAATGCTTTTCTAATATTTATGAGATCTAAAAGTTTAAGAAAGTTTTCTTGGCAATTTTCAGGATGTCCTTTTGAAGGAACTGAATATACGATACACAAATCATATTGATTAATTTGTTGTGCCATTGCTTCATGTTCTTTTCCAATTGACATTTCGAGCTGTTCAATGTCAAGTCCTTTAGCTCTTCCCCATTTCTTATCGTTAGCAGAAAGGATCGTAGCTCCAGTTACTTTTTGCATTTGTATAGCACATTGAGTAACACCACATCCTTCAGTACCTCTACCTAATAAAATTATTATTTTCATATCACACCTTTATCATAGTCCATTTAATACCAGCTTCTTTAAAAAGTTCTTGTGTAAATGCCCAAGAGTCTTTCCAATGAGGTGGCACATCTTGTGTTGGCATAATAACTTCTTTTACACCAACTTGTATTATCGCTTTTGCGCATTCACTGCAAATAGGAAGACCTACAACATAAAGTCTTGATCCATCAAGTGAAACACCATTGTATGTAGCATTATATATGAGGTTTTGTTCTGCGTGTACAACATATTTGTATTTTTTTTCTCTATCAAAATAACGAGCATCAGTGTCTTTTATTCCTCGAGGAAATCCATTATAGCCTTGAGCAAGAACTTGTCCTTTATCGCCTATAGCAATAGCACCAATTTGTGTGGTGTCTTTACTCCAAGTACTTACTTCCTTAGCGAGATACAAATAACGTTTATGCCACTTTTCGTTCACTACACACCTGTGCTTTTATAAGGTTTACATTCATAAGTAACTGATACCCACGGTCCATCCCATGGCATTTCTTCATGTGCTATTTTAGCATCTAAACAACTTTCAATTTTTTTAAAAACTAAAACATTTTGTGATTTACAATCATGCGAGTTAAAACACACTGTCAATAATAATGTCCAAAGCATTGGTACTATCATGATGTATATGCCTCCAGTAATTCAAAGTGTCTTTCATATACATGCAAGTTTTGTACTTGCCAATGTATATCACCAGGAGTCAAGAATCCTTCCTCACCAAACTCTGACACACATCGGTTGTAGTCTTCAACCAATTTAGATTGAACATGCGATTGCCATGCCCAATCATTCTTATATCCATAAACTACATCATTAGATCTCATTTGCACAACTGC